CTACTGGTCTTGTTCCTACTGGTCTTGTTCTGTGGCTCACCAGCGAGCCCCTCGGGGGGATCGTCAGTGCGCCCCTCGGGGGGGTCGTCAGTGACACCCCGGTGGCGCACGTCACTGCTGGACTCGACGAGACGGGTGATGCTGGTCGTCTGCCGTCCCTCGACGAATCTTGGCTCACGCACCAGAACGCCATGGTCAGCCAACTCCACGAGCCACCGCTTCACGCTGGCTCGTGAGCCAAGAGCCTGCGCCAGCGTCTCGTTCGACGGCCAGCAGACGCCATCGTCGTCTGCGTAGGTGCACAGCAGGGAGTACAGCGCCTTGGCTGAGGTGCTGATGTTCGGGTCGCGGAGCACGTCGGCGCTCACGGTGCCGAAGGCACGTCGCAGGCGCGTCATGAACGTGCCGTTTCGTGCGTTCCCGTACCGTCTGATGCGCTGTAGTCTGTGACCACGGCGATACTCCAATCTCTCGCCGTCAGCCTCCCGGCCGGTTCGCGCCACCGGGGGGCTTCTATGTTCCGGAACCTACGGATGCCCTACCCTTGTGTCAAGGGCATGGGCTGACTCGCTCATTCGGTTGCTCCGATAGCCCGCGACGGACCCCGGTTTTGGTGATGCTTGCACCGGGGTCCGTCGCATCTCACTCAGCCTCGGCGTCCTCACGGAACAGGTCCGCCAGATGCGGATACGCAGCCAACAGGTCACGCATCTCCGTCTCCGCCTTCTGTTCCGGGGTCGGACGCGGCGACCACTCCACCCCCAGCGCGGCAGCACGTTCGGCGTAGTAGCCGTTGAACTCGTCGGTGTGCTTGTTCCGCAGCATCGCGTTCGCCTGCCCGTACGCCTTGGACAGCAGCCGTTCCCGGTCCTGCTGACCGGTCTGGTCGTTCTTCTTCGCTGACATGGATGACGCCTTCCTGTGAGATTTACTGAGTAAAGTTGGGTAGGTGTGGCAGATGTGTCAGAAGGGGGGTTCCTCCGGCTGGTCGCCCCGACCCCACGGATCGTCGTCATCACGACCAGACGACCGCGACGCCTTCTGCCCATGCGGAATCTGCCGGAACTGCATCGACGCAGACACCGTGTCGGCGATCATGGCGATCTTGCTGCGCTTCTCGCCGTCCTGGGTCTCCCACGACTCGGTGCGAATCTTCCCCGTCACCACCAACAGGTCACCCTTCACCACCGACTCCGCCACGTTCTCCGCCAACTGCTTGAAACACGTACAGTCGATCCACAACGTGTCCGCATCCTCCCAGTCACCGGCCTCGTTCTTCCGCCGATCCGACGCCACCAGCCGCAACCGGCCCACCGCAACCCCGCTGCTGGCGAACCGCAACTCCGGATCAGCCACCGCCCGACACTCCACCGTGATCCTCGGCAACGGCATCTACTTCCCCTTCTTCCTGCTCGTGTTGTTGCTCGACTTCGGGTTGTACCGCATGAACAGCGTGCACATCCGAACCGGCGCCCTGGTGTTGTTGCGTGTCCTGGTCTCGAATCCGTCGTCCGGACGCAGCGCCTTCACGCTGCCCTGCCGAACCGCATTCGCCACACTGGTCCGGTCCCAGTCGAAAATCTTCGCCCACTCGCCAGGACGCGACCGCAGTTGCTCCGCAATCGACTCCCAGTCGTAGATGACCTCCTTGCTCGACGGCTGCTCCCATCCCGCCACCCGCGAGACGTAGCGCCAATCCTCAGCCATGCTGCTCCTTCCCGGTGCGTAGACCGGGAGGCGCAGGTCTCGGTCTACTACGCCCCCCGGCGATGGGAAGATGCCCGGCCCGTTGTCTTCCCCACCGGACCGGGCACCTCGCTTGTCAGCCGATCAGTCCGTCGATCCGCTCCATCAGCGTCGACAGGTCGTGCCGGATCGAGGCCAGTTCGTCCGCCTCCGACTCCGACAGCGACGCGCCGTTGCCGCCGACCGCAACAACCGGGGGAGCCGTCAGACCCGCCTCGGTCAGCACCAGCCGCACGTCCTGGCTGCTGTAGCCGCCGTCCACAGCGGCTGCCACGATGTCGCTGAAGATGGCCTGCTCACGCCGCACCAGGGCAGCGATGACGGGCTCTGCGTACGACAGGTACGAGCCCTGACCACGAGCGGTCAAAGCGTCGGCCACGGTTTCTTGGATGCTTGCCATTGTTCGGTTGCTCCTTGATTGGTTGGGTTGGATTTACTGCGTAAACCAGACGAGCCCAGGCTTCCACCTAGACACGTCTAGTTTAGCAGATGAGGCATGTTGGGTAAACAGGCCCCACGTCTAAGAGGTGTCAGGCCGCGTCCCCGTAGTCGCGCAGCATCTTGTTGTGCACCCGCCGGGTGTGCATCCCCAGTCCGGCCCGGCCATGCCCACCACCGACACACCCAGGCTCCGGACACGTCATCCACACGTTCACGGTGGTACCCGTCTTCGGACCAGGCTTGCCCTTCGCCACCGGAGCCCCACGGTCCATCAGCACCCGCACCCGCTGGATCAACTGGTCGTCGACCTCACACAAGTCCAGCACCACCGGAGCCGACCCGTCCAAACTCAACGTCCGCTCCACCGTCGACCTGACCGGCTGCTCATGTTCGCCATCGCACCATCCGATGACCTGTACCTGCTTACTCATCTGCTGCCTTTCCGCGCACACTGGCGCTCACCACGATGCGGCCACCTTGACCGACACCTTCAACCACCATCACGACGACACGTCACCCAGGCATCTGCGTGACGTTCACTCCCGTGATGGAGACCCTGAAAATCGCCGCCATCCCGTCCTTGTCGATCCGGCCCAGCGACCTGCCTTCGTCGTCCAGCATCCGGTACCGCTTCGCCGCATCCGACGAATAGTCCGGTCGCCAGCCACGCACCATGTAGCCCCGCTGGTTGAACGTCGCCCGTCGCGCCACCCCGCACTCGCGGGTGCACAACTGGCTCACCTCATACCAGCCCTCGCCCATCGTCACCACCGTCATGCCGTGCCGCAGCGACGGCCACGCATGGAACCGGTTGAACCGGCAGGCCAGTTGACCCTCCGACCAGCCCGCAGCCTTCTCGGCGACAGTGCGTGGGTCGGCCCAGTGCACAGTCATCGTTGCTCCTTTCCGTTGACTGCGTAAAAGGCCAGGGCGGGGCGGAAAGGCATCCCGGCCAAACACCCCGCCCTGGCGGCCCATCAGTCCGCGCACCCGACCTGGTAGTCGAACGAGTCGACTTCGCCAGCCTCCGGCAGATACTCCCGCGCCGTGTCCCGGTCATAGTCCTCACACAGACAGCCGATCCCGTCGGCTTCCAGCGAAACCACCCGGCGCCACGACACCTCCGTCCCAGCGCCGATCTCCTCGATCTCGAAGTCGTCGGCCAGCACCCGCCGAACCTGTCGCCGGTCATGGGTCAGGATCGAGACCCCGGTGATCGTCATCGTGGACCGGTGGGTGACCGGCCGGGCAACCCCGTAGTCGTCCAGCAGTCGGTTCACCCGGTCCGCATCATCAGGACTCAGGTCATCGAGAACGCTGTGAACGTCGGCCACGAACCTGTCCGGGAACGGCTGCACTGCTGCCAGCCTGCGAGCCAGGTCGAACACCACCCGCTGCCACGGCTGCACATCCACACCAGGGACCGGCTGCCAGCCCTGACTGGTGGCCAGCGAAGTCGCCGGGACCCAGTGGAACGTCATCGGATGGTCCGGGCCGTTGTACTGGCCCACCTGCCAGCGGGTCGGATCGTCCGGGTCGATCGCCAGCAGCACCCGCAGATACGGGTCGTACTGCTTCCACCACTGACCAGGTTCCGGAACCTCGCCCACCATCGAGAACACCTGTCCGGCATCGACGGCACCGATGAACATCTCATCGGTCAGTACTGTCGACCCGTCCGACCAGCCGCCGTCGACCCGCTTCCACATCTTCACCCCGGCCGGAGAACCTGAAGTCACCCGAATCTCGGTGTCCAGCCGATGCTCGCGCAGCGCCTCCATCGTCGCCACCGTGCTCATGACTGACTCTCGGTCCAGTAGGTGCGGTTGCTTTGTGCGCACTGCTTGTCCGCGAGGACAGCCACGTCCGAGTCATGGATGGTGATGAACACCCGCTCGTCGGTAACGTCGTCATCGACGTACGGCACCGCCCAGAAGATGACGTTGCCGATCTGAGCGAACTGCTCATCGGTGAGTGGACCGGTCACCGTGTAGGTGACCGTCTTGGTCTGATCCATCGGTTGCTCCTTTACTCCGTAAACCCTTGCTCTCTACGCAGCCGCTCCATCAGGGCTGCGTAGTTGGCCTGAATCATCGACAGCGCCTCCGGCGACGGCTCGGTACCAAGACCTGCCTCCGCGATCACCGCCGCCACAATCTCCGGGAACAGTCCGTACTGCACCCCGGCCAGACGGAACAGGTCCGCCATGATGTCCTCCCGCTCGACCAGCGCAGCCTGCAACTCGTCCAGCATCGGCGGAGGGAACATCCGATCCGGATACTTGCTGTGCCAGGAATGGATGACCTCACGCAGCGACGGCGGCCGAGGCATCTCCATCTGAAACGACGCCGTGGTCACGTCGTCACCTGTGCCCACATCGCCGCATCGGTGGCCTCGACCCCGACGTACTCCCTGACCGCCGGGTACGCCGATGCTGCCGCCAGTGCCAACGTCGCATGAACCTGCGCTTTGGCGATCAGTCGATCCACCACCTCGATCGCCGTGTCTTGCCCCATCGCCTGCTCGGCTAACTTCTCTGCCAACACGAAGTGTTCAGGACCGCTCATCGAGCACCTCCCGGCTGATCCCGGCCTCCGCCACGATGGCGTCATAGGTGGGGCACCATTCATGTTCGGACTTCAAGTTCATGCCGACCTCGTACGCGGTGCGCTTGAACGCCCTGATCGCCTCCGCGTCCTTCGCGGTCGGAGTCTCCGTCACCCACGGCGCAGGCTGCCTGCTGCCGTTCATCTCGACCACCCACACCGCCTGCTGGACCACCAGCGCGCCGTTCCCGCCGAGAACATGCCGCCACCCGTTGTTCACCTTGCAGAACACGCCGAACGACCACCAGTTCTCCGGGTCGCCCTTCATCACGATGCTCCCGTCCGGGAGACTGTTGCGCATCGTGTACGACCTGATCTGCATGCCCGGTCCGATGGGGTAGTCGTCTTGGTGGTAGCCCATGTCGGAGAGCGCATCGACAACCTCATCGAAGGACACACTGTGGCGTTCCGCACCGGTGAAACAGATGTCGGCGTACCGCCACTGGTACTGCGCCAGCGTCTCCGGCGGAACGACGACAGGAAGGAAGTTGACCCGCCACCGTCCGGCGTCCTCTCCCTCGCCCTGACCGATGGTCGAGAAAAAACTGTCGTCACTGTCCCGCCAGCCCTCAGCGGTCCGAGTCCACAGCACATCCTCCTCCTCGTCGTAGACGAGGGCACCGACCGGCATCTCCCGTAACAGTTGTTCGGCGGTAGCGAACTCGCCGACATTCGGGATGCTCATTTCGTGGTTGCTCCTTTACTCCGTAAACCTGTGATTCGACTGGCGCACGATTGCGTCAGCCATGTAGACGGTGCGCCAACACAAGGCACACGTGACCTCGGGCGGCTTGTTCGACCAGTGCCGAGGGTCCTTCAGTCCGCAGGCGGCAGTCCGCCGAGACCGCCACCGGCGACCCGGAAGATGCACCTTTCCAGCGGCCGGTGTCATAGGTCATCAGGCCAGGTGTCCACCAGTGCCTTGACCCGGCGCATCGAGTGCTGCATCTTCTCGATCGTGTTCGCGTCGCCGATCATCTGCGCCTCCACCAGAAAGTCAGCCAGATGGTCCTCCACGAACCCGAACACGTCGTCGTCGGTGAGCGCGTCCACCTGCTGTCTGGTGAACAGGTGGATGACCTCGCCCATCACTTGCTCCTTTGCTCGTAGTGCCGGATCAGATGGTTGGCCCGGCAGGCCGTGCAGTTGATGAGGTCCGGGTCGGCAGCCCGATGCCTGCACGACGGGGCAAGCAGCCCGAGCAGGTCAACCGCCTCCCGCAGCATCCGGGTGGTCTCGGTCTCACCCTGCTTCTCGGTGGCCCGCCCGTTGACGTGCCGGGATGCCACATAGATGGCACACCGTTTACGCCGTAAAGTCAGCCGGACGATCCGGCCCGTCTTGTGCAGCCCGGACAGTGCGCCGGACGCCTGTCCGTGATGCCAGCCTTGGATGCGGGCCAACTCCTGCCAGGTCAGGCCCATCGGCCCAGCCTGGTCGAGTGCCACCAGTGTCTCCCGCTGCCGCAGCGCGGTCACCCCGCCGTTGTCTTCACTGCGCGCCCGGTCCTCACTGGACCCGCCTTTGATGAAGCCAGAGTTCGGGTCGCGTTCCCCGCCGTACGGGAAAGACCCCTGTACTACCTCACCCACTGTGCTGCTCCTTCCGTTGATGTTTCCCGAGCCATGCCGCTGCGCTGAACAGCAGACGGCTGGCATCTTTCAGGTTGATCGCCGCCTCCCACTGTTCCTTGCTGCCACCGGCAATCTCCGCCTCGTACCCACGTGCCAGTGAGTCGAGGGCGTCGGACAGACGGCGCAGCCGGTACGGGTCCAGCACCACTTCGGGTGGGAACCGGCCAGCCAGGTCGAGTTCTGTTTCGACGGCTTGCAGTTTCGTGGCCAGATCGGCCAGCGACACGATGTGGATGTCAGCGAAGTCGGTCTCGGACATGGCTGCGATCCGTCGTGCCTGTTTCAGTACGTCCCTGGCGAATGCTGCGCGCAGGACATTGAACCGTTCCATCGGGATGCCTTTCTTTACTGAGTAAACCGGCCAAGCCACCACCTGACCTGTACGGGGGCTGTGAGCCTGGTGGTGGCTTGGAATACTTCCCATCTTACCACACCTGCCACACTAATGACAGAGGGCAGACGGATAGGAGCGACAGTCGCCCTCCCTGCGTCCCGGCAAGTGACCGGGACGCAGAGGCTACGACCGTAGCGTCCGGCGACAGAGGAAAGGCATCCCAACCGACCCTGCCGCCGGAGTCATCGGCGCCGCACCGAGTTGTACACCCGGTGCGCCTCCGTACAGTCTGCACACCGGCAGCCCCAGTTGGAGTAGGTCGACTCGGTGCCATGCTCAGCCGGGGCGTCCCGCGCCAGCGTCGAGGCGGCTGAGGAGGCTTCTCCGTTCAGCCGTGCTCGCCGGTTCGCCCGCTGTCGCTGGCACTCGTCTCGCCAGGCGTTCCTGCACCGCTGACACCGGCACTTGTGGTTCGTGTACCCGCCGGAGGTGCCATGCCAACGCTCACTCACTGGTCCAGTCTCCCTCCGGCAACGGCACCTCTGTCGTGCCCGGCGTGTCGACGAACGTGACCGACTCCACGATCTTCTCCAACGCATCAGCGATCCGCTCGCTGTTCTGTGCGATCGCGGCGATATCGTGGTACATCTTCACTTCGAACCCGGTAGGCATAGCCGCTCCTTTCCTGCGTACATCAACGCTTCCTCCTGATGGTCGGACCGTCGTAAGAAGTCGACTTCGGCGTGGTGAACAGGTCATCACCCAGTCGCAGGTCCAGCGGCGACATCCACCGGTCCTCCACGTACACGGCTTTGTAGACGGCACCGTTCCTGCGTTCGGTGACCCTCCACACCTCTCGCAGCACCTCGATGTCGTCGATCACGACCCCACCTGCTCGGCCACGATGTAGGCCACCTGTGCCTCGGTGAGCAGGTTGAAGCGTTCCGGGTAGAGGGACTTCATCAACCGGCACGCCGACTGCGCCACGTCCGGCGTGATATTGGCGGCGAGGAACGCCATCAACATCACCTGGTCGTGCAGGCTCACCGGCTCCTTGCCGTCGAGCATCATGTCCATGCCTGCCTGCACCATCTCGTTTGGGCTCTTCATCTTCATCTCGGGATACCTTTCGTTTTACGGAGTAAACGGACCGGCATCAGTGCCAGTCCTCGCTCGTGCGGCAGGCACAGTCGTCCGCGTGGTAGGCCAGTGAAGGCCGGGCTGGGTCGCCCACGTAGGTGTGCCCGTCGATCCCGACCCAGCGGTCACGGCGCTCCGGCACCGGCAGATCGTCAGGTCCACAGGCGCACTGACTCCGGAACTGGGTGCCACAGTCCTCACACCACATGCCCGTCACTGCATCGGCTCGATCAGGACAAGTTGCTTGTCGATCCAGTGCACGGCCCGCCACCCGCCGTCACGGTTCTGCGCGATGTGGCGACGAGCGCCGTCCCAGGTGCCACGGGCGTAGTCCATCCAGCGGGCAGGCTCGTCGGGGCGAGACAGGTCGGTCCGCCACACCTGCACCAGCACGGTTTCGCTGTGCCAGGCCGGGCATCCGGCGAAGCAGTCCTCACCGGGATGCAGGTTGATGTGCCAGTTCGGGTCTGCGTCCGCGATGGTGTGGAACTCCAACTCTGGTTCGTCACTCATCTCCGGCCTCCTTTACGGCGCAAAGCGCCGTCGTGATGAGCACCGTGACCTTGATCGTGTCCGGCTCAGAGTCGGAGCCGTCGACAGTCTCGATCCGCAGATGCGTCCGACCCAGGTCCAGTTGCAGTGGGCAGCCGTACTGGTCGACGTAGGACCAGAGGGCGCGGGCTTGACCTGCGGGGGAGATGAACAGAAGGAGTTTCTGGTCGTTCAGCGCCGCCAGCAGGTCCGCCGGGGACAGGTCGGGTCCGGTGACAGCGATCGTGTGCATGTACCGGGCGGGGGTGCCACGTTCCACCGTCGGGTGGATGTGGGTGAGGATGTTTTCCATCGGGATACCTTTCATGGTCGTGTTCCTTTCATTTGCACTCGGGACAGGTGCAGTCGGCGAGATGGGTCATGCCTTTGGCCGCACGTGCGCGACCCCAGGCGGATAGAGTGGGTGGTCTGGCTCGGTCGGGCCATTCGACGGTGCCGTCGGACAGCCACGCCACGAACAGGTGCGAGTAGCGGCCCGTCCCCCACGGTTTCGGCTGCGAGGTGAGCGCGGCGATCGCGGCCCGTGGCACCTGGTGGTCTTTACGCAGTAAAGCCAGGTAGGTCTGGTGCACGGCGTCTTCGGCGACCGACAGTTCGACGCCGCCTCTGATCTTTCTCACATGTACTCCTCGATGTCGTCGTCGCCGATCAGGTCGAATGCATCCTCGAAGTCACCGGCCCGGATCGCTGCCCGGATCGCGGCCTTGCGGACCTTCTCCGCCTTGGCGACGATCGCGGCAGCCTCCGGACCGAGCACGATCGGCACAGCGGAGGCGAACCGGTAGCCCACCGCCTCAGCGTGCGGCTGGCCGTACTCACGTTCGTGGATCGGACAGCAGTTGGCCCACGCACCAGGCATCGAGTGGACGGGGATGTCGCACACGGCAGGCTCGTCGGGAACCGACAGCAGCAGACGGCAGATGTCGCAGGGTGCGGTCTTGGTGATGGTCTTCACTGGCCGCACCCTGCACCGAGGCTGCCGTGCTCGCACGGGTAGTTGCCGGGGACGCAGCCGCACCAGCAGGCCGGGTCACCGCAGCCACAGGTTGCTGGCTTGCGGTTGACGCCGTAAAGGTGGTCGCTGGCCCGCTCCACCATCTCGTTGACGACGTGGTAGTCCTTCGCGTCGAGCGCCTGCAACGCGGTGGTCAGCAGGTCCATCGCCCGGCGGTTGGCTCGCTTGTACTTGGCGAGTTTGGCTTCGAGGTCTGCGATCTGTTTGTACAGACCTTGTGGTGCTGGTTGCTTCATGGCGGGATGCCTTTCTTTACGGAGTAAATCGGTTCGGTTCGATGGCCTACCTCAACCATCGAATACTACTATTCTATCATAGTTTGGGTGCTATTGGAATACTTTGACCGAATAGCACGTGCATGGCTGACCGGATTGGATGACTGGTCCCAGGTTGGATGAGCGCGGCCACGTTGGATGACCGGCCGCAACCGAGCGACTCGGGTAGGCTGCGCGGTCGCGGGTGGACGGGGGGATCGGCTGGCGTGAGCCGTTCAGCCGGTTCTACGCGCGTAAAAACCCCCGCTCCGCCGGTGCGGGCAGAGCGGGGGTTTTGTCGGCTACAGGTAGACCTGCTGCCCGTCCGGGCACATCTTCACCAGTGGTGGGCTGGTGAGGATGGCGCATTCCGGGTCGTGCCGTGACCAGACCACCCGTGACCCGTGGTAGGAGCGGGTCGGGTCCGACGGCCACAGGTAGTGCACCGTGTCGTGGCTGTCGACCCAGTACGACAGACCGTGCCGGTTGCCGTCGACATAGCCGAGCCACAGACAGCGGCCCTGATCCGACCCGTCCTCGTACCGGCAGTGCGGCAGCCGGTGAGCACGCAGCACCGCATGCGGTCCGACGACGATGCCTGAGTTGACGGTCCAGCCGTGGCGTCGGCACCAGTCCGCACCAGCGGAGGTGGGTGCCTGCCAGGCTTCAGCACAGCCACCGTAGGGTTTTACGGAGTAAACCTCCGCTTTGGCGGCGAGGCTGCCGAACAGGATCGTCCCGGCGATACAGGTTCCGGCCGCGATCGCGGCCACCAGCCGCCTCACGCCTCGACCCCGAACGGTGCCACCCGGTCCACGGTCCAGCCGCGTGACCGGTAGGCGTCGATGACCTCGACGGTCGCCTCCGGGGTACAGGTGACGATCATGGTCGCGCCATGCAACGTCACAGTGATGTCGATCATGCGGGATGCCTTTCACTTTTTACGCCGTAAAACCGTACGGCAACGGTGGCACGTCACGCTGACGGACCACGGCTCAGGGCCGGAGGATGGTCCCTCCGGCCCTGACCGTGACCGGTCAGGATGCGGCCGACTCCGCGAGCGCCTCAGCCTCAGCCTTCGCGGCAACCTCGACGTGGTGGTCCTCCACGGCGTCGATCATCTTGTGGATCGCAGCCTGGACGGTCTGCCACTCGGCGTAGTCCATCGTTTTGCCCTTCTCGCCGATGGTCTCCACCAGCGCGAGAGCAACCTGCTTGGCGGTCTTGCGCGTGCCCGGCCCACCGTTGTCAGCGGCGACCTTGTTGCCCTTCTCGTCGACGAACTTGCGAACCTCCGCCTCGATGTCGGCAGCGGTCGAGGTGTCGTCTGCGAGCAGCGCGGCAATCTCCTTCTTGTTCGCCAGCGTGGAACCGTTCAGGTCCCGCATGAACAGGTCGGAGTCCTCGTCGATGCCCTTGACGAACAAGGCCAGCGAGAGGTTCTTCCACTTCGTCACGGTCGAAGCGCTGACCTTGTAGTCCAGCGCCATCGCACCCTTGGAGTCGTACTGCGACTCCGCGTCGGGTCCGTAGTTCAAATGGTACGCGAGCGCACCGGACTTGCCGGTCTGCTTGCGTGCCTTGTCCTCACTGCGCACGGCACTGCGCACCGTGGTACGAAGCGCCAGGTTGGCAGCCTTGACGGCAGCCTTCCGCTCCGCCTCGTCAGTGATGGCGAGCGCAGCGAGAACGTCGGATGTGGTGATGCTTGCCTTAGCCATGATGTGTCTACCTTCCGGGGGTATCCCCCGATCTGCCATCCCGCCTTGTGCGGGATGGTCACGGCGTGCCGGTCGTTTTACGGCGTAAAGCGACCAGCCACCGTGATTCGGCTAGTCCACAGTGTGCGAGGCAAGCGCAATCCCTTGTGTGTCCACTGTTCAATTCGAGCGAGGCAACGGCAACCGTCGGTCCTATCACAGCCACAGCCGACGATCCTCAGCGAAAAAGACCTACACGACGCCATGACTGGCCACGCGACACCACACACCCTTACAGGTTGCGACGTCCCGGAGGACCGGGGGCCGTGGTGACAGGGAGAACATTGCCGTACCTGCCTCACTAAGTCAACCCCTAGGGCAAACTGCCAGGTCACACCGCGTGTCGTGATCCCAGCCGGGCTTTACTCAGTAAAGGACACCCCACCCCAAAGACTCCCAAAACGGACGGGGGGCCTTCGCGCTATGGTTTTTGGTGGGTGGGTGTGGTTGCCGTGGGGTTGTGTCGAACGGTATGGTGGTGGATTCCGTCGAACGGAAGGGGCATATGTGGTGGGTCGTCCCGTGTCGGTGCCTGGTGGGAGACCTGTTCGGGTCGCTGTGCGGTTGTCGGTGATGGAGGCGCAGAGGTTGGATCAGGTGCGGGGGAGCCTGTCGCGGGGGGCGTGGTTGCGATATCAGATTCACCGATCACGTGATATCACCGGCCCGAAGTGATATCACCTCGTGATATCACCGGCAGTGATATCGTTTCTGATATGAGTACCCAGGTTGCCATCCGGTTCCCCGACGACCTCGTAGCCGCCATCGACGCCCGAGCCAAGCAAGTGGGACTGTCCCGCAACGAATGGATCGTGCGATGCTGCGGATGGCTCGTCGACAACGCGCCCCTCGCCAACACTCCCGAGGCCACCGACCCAAAAGTGAAGATGCGAATCCTCGCCGAAGCCACCACCCACGTCGAACATCACTGATCGTGCAAGGCAACGTGGTCACCGCTGCTACCGCCGTCGTCTTCGCACAACGTGCCCGAGGTGAACGCACCTTCACCCCGGCATCGGAACGGAAGCCATGAGTGAGGTCCACGTCACCGCCATCCCCACCCGGAACCCCGACGGCTACGTCATCGAATGCTGTGTCTGCGGACCACTCGCACCCGTGGCAGGAGACGACCACGACGCTGCCCGAGCCTGTGTCGACCACCTGATGGCCCACGGGGTCCCCATCCCACCCGGATACGGGGTGCACATCCGATGATCCGGCAACTCACCTGCTGCGACAAAAAAGCCGGACAACACGCTAAGAACGCCGTAAAAGAGGCAAGCAAGGCTTCTCGGGCAGCATCGAAGGCAGCCCGCAGCAAAGCCCTCAACGACGCCCTCGCCCTCGTCGCTGCCGGAAAAGTCCGGCCCCCCCCCCCCCACCACAAACCCACCCCCACCAAACCCCGACCCGAACACTGCCACGGCTGCCCGCAGAAGACCAAAACCCATGCCGTGCGATAAATGCGCCCCCAAGAAAGGTCGCGGCAAAGCCGCCGCAGCAGCAGCCCGGGCCGCATCGGCAAAAGCCAGTGCAGCCGCAAGGAAAGCCGCCCACGGCTGCCCACCCGGTGGCTGCAAGAAAGCGAAGAAGAAAAACGCCCACAAGCACAAGGCGAAAGCCAGCAAAGCAAAACCCTGCCGATGCGGGAAAGCCGCTGGAAAAAATCCTGGAAGACACTGAGAAGACATTCGAATGGACATGATCCGCTCCGGGCTCGTCACCTACCATCCGGCGCTGGCCGACCTGATGGTCGACATCGACAGCGTGCGCCAGCATCCGCTCAACGCCAACAACGGCGACACCGACGCCATCGCCGCCTCCATCGAGACCAACGGCATGTACCGGCCCATCACCGTCCAGGCATCCACCGGCCACATCCTGCTCGGCAACCACGTGTGGGAAGCCTGCCAGGCCCTCGGTGCCGAGACGATCCCGGTCGTGACAGTTGAAGTCGACGACATCCATGCGCTGCGCATTCTGATGGCCGACAACAAGATCGCTGCACTGGCCCTGATGGACCCCAGCCAGGAACTCGCCAACCTCGAACAGATCGAACAGGTCGACTCCCTGCTCGGCACCGGCTACGTCGAAGCCGACCTCGAAGCACTCCGCAGACTCGCCGAGACCCCGCTCACCCCGGTCGATGTCGACACACCCTGGCCCACCATCTGCGTCCAAGTCTCCCCCGAGACCGAACAGACCTACCGCAGTCTCACCGCAGCCGCTGGGGGAGACCGGGAGCGGTTCGAGATGTTGCTGAGACTCGCCGGAGGCTAGCATCTCGATAGTCCGCACATGACGGAGAACACGATGGCTCACGCCCAAGACCCCACCGACCCCACCGGCGTCTCCAACACCTACCGGGGCACCCGAGGTCACATCAACCCCGAGAACGCCACTCGGGCCCGACAGCGCAAAACCCATGCCGCCATCGCCATGCGACTCGGTGGCGGCACCTGGGCCGAGATCGCCCTCACCCTCGGCTACCCCACCCCGCGAGCCGCCTGCGTCGCCGTCGAACGCAGCCTGGAGAAAGAACTCGACACCGCCGACCGGGAACATCTGCGCCGGTTGGCCGGAGCCCGGCTGGACCGGCTGCTGCGCAGCGTGTGGCCGAAAGCGGTCGACGAGAACAGCCCCGAACAGATGGTGGCGGTCTCCCGGGCTCGTGACCTGGTGGCCGACCACCGCAAACTGTTCGGCCTGGACGCCCCCACCGAAGTCGTCGTCCACAACCCCACCCAGGCCGAGATCGAAGCCTGGGTCGCCACCGTCGTGTCCGTTCAGCCCTACGTCGCCGAACACGACATCATCGACGGCGAGGTGGTCGAGACCCATGCCCTTCCGACTCGCTGAGCACTACCCGGCGCCACGGGCGAAGATGCAGTTCATCACGTCCGCCGAAATGCCCTATCTGTGCTATCAGGCCCGGCTCGCCACCGGCTACGACTCCACCACCAAGTACATCCAGCATGTGCTGTGCGCGGCACTGGCCCGCGACCTCGGGCTCGACGAGACCGCCCTCACCTCTCGGCTGCCACCGGGCCGAGGCATCGACCGGAGCCGACCTCTGCCGCTGCGCAGCGGAAGGGTCGAGGAAGAAGTCCGAGAATGATCGGGGGTCAACTGGGTACACTTGCCGCATGGCGAAGGTCCGATGGACGACCCGGTGCGCTGGCGGCTGCGGCGACACGCTGCGGGTCGGCACCCACGCCACCCGGCTCCACGGAGGGTGGTTCTGCTCGTCCTGCTTCGCAGCGCACAAGCCGACCTGCCTGGTGTTCAGGGAACAGCAGAAGCGGTATGGCGGCTCGTATGTGCAAGGAGATACCGCTGAGTCGGGGCCTGGTGGCTCTGGTGGACGACGCAGACTACGAGCCGCTGACGACCGGACACAAGTGGTTCGCCAGCCCACACCGGAACACGTTCTACGCCAAACGGATGACGACCAGCCCGAGTGGGAACCGGAGTACCGAGTACCTGCACCGGCTGCTTCTCCCTGACGCACCCCGGATCGACCACTGCAACGGCAACGGCCTGGACAACCAGCGGGCCAACCTTCGTGTCGCTACCGGCAGCCAGAACCAGATCAACCGAGGACTTGACCGCACCAACAGCACCGGTTTCAAGGGAATCTCCTTCCACCGCAAGACCGGACTCTGGCACGCCTGCCTGATCTGGCAGGGCGTCAAACGCAGCGGCCAGTACCATGCCACCCCCGAGGACGCTGCCCGCGCCTATGACGCCTTGGTCCGCCAGCACGCGGGCGAGTACGGCAGGTACAACTTTCCCCAGTCAGGCGAACGTGGTGTTCGCCATGCCTGATCGTCCACAAGCCGACCTGCCTGGTCTATCGGACTACCGGAACTGGAAGCCGGAGGCACAACAACGCGCCCTCGCCCTCCTCCGCGAGCATTCTGAGTCCACCTGGCAGCCCTTCTACTGCCCCAGCCCCGGCTGTGACGGACACCCGCACGACGACTGGGGATGGGAGCATGCCCGAGCCGACCAGCACCCCCCCGCTTGGAGCGATGGCTGGCTGACCTGGTTCATGACCGGTGGCCGAGGCTCCGGGAAGACTCGTACCGGCTCCGAGGTCACCCACCGGGTCACCAGGAAAGTCGGCTGGATCGGACTGGTCGCCGCCACCGGACCCGACCTGCGAGAGATCATGGTGGAAGGAGAATCCGGCATCCTCGCCACCGCCAGACCCGGTGAACGACCACTGTGGGAGCCGTCGAGGAAGAAACTCACCTGGCCCAACGGCGCCATCGGGCAAGGCTTCTCCGCCGAAGAACCGGACCGGCTGCGTGGTCCCCAGCACGGGTTCGTCTGGGCCGACGAGCCCGCTCACTGGCCGCTGGTGGTCGAATGCTGGGACAACATCAGTTTCGGGCTGCGCATCGGCAGCCACCCCAAGATCGTCGCCACCTCCACCCCACTGCCGACCAAATGGGTGAAGAAGACGCTGAACGAGCCCACCACCATCCGCACCCGCGTCTCCACCTATGCCAACCTCACCAACCTGGCCCCGCCGTTCGCCGAACTGATCCTGGCTCGCTACGAAGGCACCCGCACCGGCAAACAGGAGTTGCACGGCGAAGTCCTCGAAGATGTCGAAGGAGCCCTGTGGACCTGGGACATGTTCGAGTGGGTCGAGAGCCCCCCGCCACTGCAACGAATCGTGGTGGGTGTCGACCCGGCCGGAAGCAAGAACAAGTCGTCGGACGAGACCGGCATCATCACCGTCGGCATCGGTACCGACCGATGTCTGTACGTGCTCGACGACGGCTCCGGCCGGTACACTCCGGCAGGCTGGGCCGCGAAGGCGAACAGCCTGTACGAAGACACCTCCGCCGACTGCATCGTCGCAGAGAAGAACTACGGCGGCGACATGGTGCGGCACACGCTGGAAACCTCCGGCCACACCGGGGGGAGGATCAAACTCGTCACCTCCCGGCGCGGCAAGGAGATCAGGGCCGAGCCGATCGTCGCGCTGTATGAGAAGCACCGGGTCAAGCATGTCGGCGAACGCGGTGACCTGTCGGTGCTGGAAGAGGAACTCTGTCTGGTCGCCGGAACCATGATCGAGACTCGGCGGGGGCACGTCCCGATCGAACAAGTCCGAGCCGGAGACGAGGTGTTGACCAGGACCGGGTTCGCCCCGGTCGAGTGGGCCGGGCAGACAAAACGGGAGAGCACGCTCACCCTTGTCACCCATGAGGCAGGGTGTGTACTTTCGACGGTATGGCACCGAGTGTGGACTGCGAACCGAGGGTTTGTGCCTGCCTGGAATGTGCAGCCTACGGACCGCCTCGTCGTAAGGCCCAGCCCGGCAAGTACGGCCCACCTGTTGCCTGGCGCGGTCACTGGTACTCCCGGATGGGCGAGGGCGGCTACTTCCGGCATGCCAGAGGTGCCCTCCTCCACCGGCTCATCTGGGCAGCCCACCACGGACCCATCCCGCCGGGCATGGTCGTCCATCACCGCGACGAGAACAAGGCCAACAATGACCCCGCCAACCTGGAACTCCTCACCGACGCCGAGCACAAGTCCCTGCACGGACCTGAGCGTGGTGGCTTCGTGGACTGGTCCACCGAGCGACGATCCGAGAACGGTCGTGCAAGTTGGGTCAGTCGAGAGCCCCGTGTATTCGTGTGTCAGCGATGCGGTGCGTCCTTTGAGTCGACGTGCACCCGCGCTCGCTGGTGTTCGCGCAAGTGTGGACGACTGGCTCGCGGCGACTGAGGTGCCGGTCTACGACATCAAGGTCGCTGACCGCTACCTCCCGGAGTTCTTCGCCAACGGGGTGCTGGTCCACAACACCACCTGGGTGCCCGGCCGGTCCGACTCCCCCAACCGACTCGACGCCCTCGTGCACGCAGCCACCGAACTGGCCCGGCATGCGATGCCAGCCGCCATCGCCGTTCCCACTCAGACCGATCGCACTGTACCGGTACCAAGACATCTACGTGCCGTCTGATTTACGGAGTAAACCAATGCGCCTGTTCTTCCTGGTCCGTGACGAGGACCCGACCGGCATCTCCGGCACCGGCACCGTCGCCGAAGGGGTCGAGTTCACCGACGGCACCGTCGCCTGCCGCTGGATCGGCCCCATCGAGCATCCGTGGGGAACTGTGTACCCGACCACCGTGCTGCACCCCGACATCGAGAACGTGACCAGCCTGCACGGCCACAACGGGTCCACCCGGATCGTGTGGACCGACGGTGACTGACTTCCAGTGGGTCGCCGCCGTCGCTGTTGCCGTCGCCTCCATCGCTCGCACCGCCCGTCTGCTCATCCACGACTCGCTGCCACCGATGGTGTGGCTGCGGAGCAGGATCGTAGCCAGGTACAAGGCCGACTCGGACTGGGCCACCCTGTGGGAGTGCCAATACTGCATGACGCCGTACCTGGCAGCCGGGATGGGGCTGTGGATGTGGGTCTCGGACCTGAACACGGTCTGGTGGGTTGTCAACGGCGGCTGGGCTGCTTCCTACGCTGCCGCGATCGTCGTCTCGTACGATCAGCCCGAGTAGCACAGGCGTGACTCGCACACCGCCACGGGTCTACCGTGCTGGTAGTCGACAGGAGCAGTGATGCCTCGGCAACGTGTCGTCAAGTCCCGTGAGGTCGTCATCCCCACGCATTCCCTGGTGGCGTCCTCCACCCGATACCCCGGCAAAGCCGCCCGCATCTACGTGCCCCGGGCAGACTGGCAGGCCGAATGCTACCGGCACTACTCGATCTGCGGTGAAGCCCGGTTCGCGGCCCGGTTTTTCGGCCATGCCTGCTCCCGTGCCACCTTCGGGGTTGCTGAACTCGTCGGTGGCACCCTGGTGTCGGACACCACCGGCCCGGCCTGGGACCTGCTGCAAGCCCTGTTCGCCGGAAAAGACGGCCAGTCGCAGATGTCGGATGCGATCGGCACCCATCTGACCGTGGCCGGAGAATGCTACCTGGTGGGTCGCCAGGTAGCAGGCGGCGACGTGTGGGAAGTCGTGTCGGTGATGGAGATGGTGGTCGCCGGGGACACCTGGCAGATCAACTACGGAAACGGGCTTCCGGCGGTCCCACTGGGTGCCGACGACGTGGTGATCCGGATTTGGACCCCGAACCCGGCCCGTCGAATCGAACCCGACTCGCCGTTCCGGGCGCTGTTGCCGGTACTCGGTGAGATCGAATGGCTGACCCGGCACGTGTTCGCACAGATCAGTTCCCGGCTCGCATCGGCAGGCATCTTGTTCCTGCCACAAGGAATGACGTTCCCACCCCCGCCGGACAGCGGACAGACGAGCCAGCCGGTCAACGAGGCTTCCGCGTTCATGGCGACCCTGGCCGACGCCATGCTGACCCCGATCGGCGACCCGTCGTCACCGTCAGCGGTCGTCCCGATCGTCGTCACCGCCCCTGACGAGTCCATCGACCGAGCCAAACTGCTGACCTTCTGGACCGAGTTGGACGCGGAGTCCAAAGCACTGCGGGACGAAGCCATCCACCGGTTCGCGCTCGGCATGGACCTGCCGCCGGAGATGGTGCTCGGGATGAGTTCCAACACCGGGACGGGTGGCGGCACCAGCAACGGCATCTCGCACTGGGGTGCCTGGGCGATCGAGGAGTCCACCATCAAACTGCACATCGAGCCGATGCTCGACGTGATGGTGAACGCGCTCACGATGGGGTACCTGCGTCCTGCGCTGGAGAACTCCGCTGCCATCGTCACCTACGACACCACCCGGCTGCGGCTCCGGCCGGACCGGTCCCGTGAAGCGATCGAACTGTGGGACCGGGGCCTCATCTCCGACGAGACGGTGCTGCGGGAGAACGGCTTCAGCCTCGACGACACACCGGAGGTCGACGAGTTCAAGCGATGGCTGCTGCGGAAGATGGCTGGCGGCTCCACCACCCCCGAACAGGTGGCTGCTGCTGCCCGGCAACTCGGCGTCGACCTGGGACCGGCCGCATCTGCGGTACAGATACCCCGGCAGGAACGACCGGCACCGTCACTGGAACAGCATCCGGCCAAGCCACGCACTCCGGCAGAGGCGTCACTGTTGCTGGCCGCCTCTGAGCCACTGGTGTTCCGGGCGCTGGAACGGGCTGGGAACCGGCTGCGTGCCGCTGGCTCCCGGCCACCCAACGTGCCTGCCTACGAGACCCACTGCTACGTGAAGGCCAACGGCCAGGCTGAACGCTGCCTCGACGACGCCTGGTCGTGTGCTCCGCAGGTGCTGGCCGGGATCGCCGACCCGGACCAGGTGATCCCGATCCTGAACTCCTACGCCCTCACCCTCATCAACGAGCAGTCACCGCACAGCCGGGAACGACTCGCCGAATGGCTGGCACTGGGGGTCACATGCTGAGTATCGAAGCCTTCGCCGCCGCCCGGCGCACCGACCAGACCGACATGGAGAAGACGCTGTTCCCGGCGGTCGCCGATGCGATGGCGCACTATCCGGCGCAAGGCTGGTACAACGACCTGCTGAAAGAGGTCACTAGGCTCTACGTCGACATCTACCACCGGGAAGGTGGCGACGGTGTACCGTCCGGCACCGAGGCGTTCGTGAAGAATGTCCGAACCACCTTGGACAAGACCACCGACCCTGACGACACCACCGTCGACCGGGTGTCGACCTGGCTGGCGACGGCGATCCTGAACGCGGCCACGATGGAGGCGGCCGATTCCTCCGGAGAGTTCGTGGTGATGGAGTGGGTCACCATGCACGACGAGGATGTCCGGCATACGCACCAACTTCTGGACGGCCAGCAGCGTCCACCCGGCGAGCGGTTCAGCAGCGAAGGATGCAGCCCGCTGTTTCCGGGAGACTCGACCACCGACCCGTCCTGCTGGATGAACTGTCGTTGTGGGCTCGCGCCCGTTCCGGCCGAACTTGCGGCCAGTATGTACGCCGTAAACAAGGAGGAGACCATGACCACCACCGAGACGGAGCCGGAGGTCGTACCCGCAGCCACTGCGATGCCGTGGCATGGAGTGATGGCTCCGGAAGGGGTGCCGTCCGGGGACCGGCGACTGTTCACCGACGGCTCCCTGACCCATGCGCCACTGCCGCTGCCGCTGAGTTGGCAGAAGGTGTCCGGTCCCCGCCACGACGGGTCGGTCGTGGTGGCGAAGATCGAGCAGATGGGCCGGGTCGGCAACGAGTACCGGGCGATGGGCCACTTCCTGCTCACCCCCGAAGCCGACGAGGTGATCGGCCTGGTCGCCGAGTTCGGCCGGTTCGGGGTGAGCGTGGACGCCGACGAGGCCGAGTTCGAGTTCAACGAGGACAGCGGGCAGGAGACCTACTTCGCGGCCCGTATCCGGTCCGGGTCGATCCTGCCGATCCCGGCGTTCGACTCCGCCTGGGTCAGTCTCGGCGACGCTCCCGACGACTTTCTGCCCGACTGTGACCCGACCGATCCGGCTGGTGAATGCTATGACCCGGCTGCCATCCAGCCGAGCGCCTCCGGAGACACCTTCAAGGACTACGACGCCGGGCAGCGCAAGAAGGCCCACACGGTGCCCGGCACCGACTCTTACCCGATCGAGGACTGCCAAGACCTCCGTAACGCGATCCAGGCGATCGGTCGGGCGAAAAATCCGGCGGCGACCAAGCGGCACATCAAGACGCAGAAGGCACGACTCGGTTGCCCGGACGTGGCGATCCCCGAAGGCTGGGGAGCCGATGCTGACACGTTCGACCGGGGGCCGGGCTGGATCACCGACCCGGAAGCAACCCGCAGAATCCACGACTACTGGACGAAGAAGGGCGAACCCGGCTACGCCAAGATCAACTGGGGGGTGCCAGGCGACTTCAACAGGTGCCGGGTGCTGGTCGGGGAGAAGATCGCCGCCAACTCACCCGAAGACATGATCTACCTCAACAACATCTGCGCCCAGTGGCACCACGACGCACTCGGCATCTGGCCGGGCCGTCCCGTCTCCGGCGATGTGTCGACGTTCGAGGGCGAACAGGTCGCGGAGTT